TGCCCAGCTGACGTTAAAGCTCGGCTTCGTGCCTTTTCCTCCGAGACCCCAGGGAGCTTTGCCGCCGCTGACGGAAATCTTCGGAACGCTAAAATGAAGGATCTTCCCAAAGTTGATCGGGAACAGTCCCTTTATCTTGCTTACGATGCCCGAAAGCGTCGCCTTCGCCTTGCTGATCGGCTCGGTTATCTTGCTCTTGATCGAGTTGAAGGCTGTGCCGACCGATGTCTTCAAGGCGTTGAACCTTGAGACGACGCCTGTCTTGATGCTGTTCGCAAGCGAGAGGACCTTCGTCTTCGCGTTCTGCACAGTGCTCGTTATGCTCGTCTTGATCTGATTCCATTTTGCTTTCGCCCCGCTGGAGATGTTCGTCCAGACCGCGAGGATCTTCGCCTTGATTGCAGACCAGTTCTTAACGAGAAGCACGCCGATCGCTATGACGCCCGCTATGGCAGCAACGACAAGCCCGATCGGACTGATTAGCATGCCCAGGAACGAAATCAGCGAGCCGATGCTTCCGAGGATCGTTCCGACCGCCGTTATCACTCCGCCGATAAGTATGAGAAGCGGGCCGCCTACCGTCAGTAGCGCCGTGATGCCGACGAGGATCTTCGCTATGACAGGATGCCCCTCGAGGAAGCCGACGAGCGACTCGATCTTTGGCACGATGTTCGCCGCGATCCAGTTCGCAAGCTGACCGAGCGCAGGAAGCAGCGCATGGCCTATACGCTCTCCGATGTCGCCCAGGGTGTTCTTGAGTTGGACCATCTTGCCCTCGTCTGTCGCAGCGAAGGCTTTGTTCATCTGCCCTACGTTCTGATCGACTACCTTCGCGAGCATGGCAGCCTTTTCTTCTTCTGTGCCGTACTTGAGGACTTTCTCCTCAGCCTCGGTGAAAGTGATGCCTGCTTTCTTCAGCGCGCCTGTCTGCCCCGTCATGACCTTGCCGAACAGCTTGGCGACGTTTGTCGCATCGTCCGCCGTAGCGTCATAGCCCTTCATCTGAACGAGTAAGTTATCCATTGACGGAAGCAGCTTATTGACCGTTGCCGGCGTCTTGGCATAGGTGGCAAGCATTTGCGCTCCCGAGAGGGTGACCTCATCGCCTATGACGCCCTGCTTCTGGATAGCGCTTGCGAGGTCCATAGTGCTCTTGGCCGCCTTTTTGTTGACGCCCATCCTTGTCTTGTATATTTCGACCAGCTTTCTTTCCGCCGATTCCTGCGTGCGGTTCAGGTCGAGGAGCTTCTTTCCTGCGAGGACCATCGCTCCGCCGCCGATCGTCGCGTACATGCCCGCCGTTCTGAAGCCTGCGCCGACCTGTTTGAGTTTTCCGCCGAGTGCTGTCAGGCTCGCGTAGCGTACCGAGTTAAGTTGCGCCTTGAAGGTCTTCAGCTTGCTCTCCGCTTCGATAATGTTCCGACGGACCGTCATAAACTCGCTCGACGTCTTGCTGACGCCCTGAGCCTTGAGCTGCTTCTCTGCGTCTCTGAACTGCTTGAGCTCTTTCTCTGTCGCGTCGACCTTCTGCCCGAGGAGCGTGAACTTCTGCCTCAGGAGCTCCGCGTTCGTCGGGTTGAACTTCAGCGCACGGTTGACCGCCTTGAGATCGGAGTCTACGCTTTTCGACTCCTTTTTGATCTCGCGAAGCGCCTTGTAGAGCTTGGTCGTGTCGCCGTTAAATTCAATTGTGATGCCTTTTATGTTTCCGGCCATCTCTTTATACCTCTAACCGAGAAGAAGGTCCCAGTCGGCCTGTCTGGCCTTTCTGGCCTTCTTCTTTCTTGGGTGTGTTTTCTGTTTCTTTTTACTGGCCTCCGGGTCCTCGTCGACTTCATTGATCTTGTTCCATTCGATACAATAATCGACGACCTGACCTAGTTCCATGTCCTTGATGTCCTCGACGCTCAGTCCTCGGGCTGTTGCTCCGATTGTGATGGTGTCGAGGGTGAGAGGCTCTCCGCTCTCCTCTTCATCTGACCCTTCAGCCATTTCAAGTTTTTTGACGATACCATCGCGTCCGGGATGGCTTCGAAGAGCTGCGGGACAACGATGTCGAGCTTGATATCCTTGTCCTCGAGCCACTCCTCGACCGGCGGGATCGTCTTGTCCGCATAGCGAGCACACGACCATAAGATGTTGAGGATCGTCGTGATCTCAAGGCCGTTGAACGGAAGCATGGCTCCGAAAAGCTCTCCGTCGTTTATGGCCTCAAGCAAGCGTTCGATGCTCAGCGTCTTCTCTTCGTCGTCATAGATAACGGCGATCGCCTGACCGAGGCCCTGCAGTGCAGGAAGCAGGTCGGGAAGTATGTCGTGCCCGAATGCGGACTTATAAACGTAGAGCCAGCCCGTGTTGGTGTTGACTGTAACGGACTGGCTGTCGTTGATCTGAATCTGTCTTAGCATGTCTGATCTCCTTTTGCGCTGTTATATAGTTTCTATTAAGGCTTGAGCGCCGGTACAGGCGGAGTCGTAAACAGTGTGTCGTAGCCTGCATCGCCCGGCAGGTAGCTCACCATTGTAAGCCCTGTGCCGTTATCACCTGTGACTGTGATGTCGCAAGTCTCCGTTGCCGGCTCTTTACTGTCCTCGATCGTCGCAAACTCTCTGTTTATCTGTCCGAGGCTCACGTTGTAGAGAATAACTCTTCTCGCCTGAGCGTCACCCTCGCACTGGAAGGCGATGTATGTCTGCGGTCTTGATGCGCCTTTGATGGCACCGAAGCCGCCGTCCGCGGTCTCTCTGTAGCCGAAGAACTGCTTCTTTGCTTCGAGATCGAACTTCGCGACCTCGATCTCGCCTGTGAAGCCGTTGTCGGAGAAGCCGCTCCAGTACTTCACATTGTCCGCGTAGAAGTCGTTGTCGTCGCCGTCCGGCTCGAGTGACAGGTTGCGGGCGCCCTGCTGATGGTACGCTGTGCCAAGCGTGACCGTGCCGTTGGTGTCGGTATAAGTTCCGATGTGGAGCTGAGATATACCAAATTCAACTTTGTTCGTATCAGTTGATGTCATGGTCATTTCCTCCTGTTAATTTACGTAGTAATAAATGAGAAAGACGTCATCCTCTTCCGAGTAGACGTCTTCGCTCTTTTCGAAGAGGTAGCCGTCAGCGATCAGTGCCGCCTCGATCGCCTCTTCGTTTGCTTCGTTCTTTTGTGTGAAGTAATACTCGACCTGGTACGTGTTCTCGTGCCAGTAACGCGTATCGTCCGCCCTCATCTGGTTTTGGCCGCTGCCGATATAAGCGATGTAGGGCGGCTCCTGCGGTTTCTTAAAATGAGAATACGCGCACGGCAGGCCCGTCTTCTGCAGCGTTTCAAATATCATAGATGTGCCTCCTCCAGTAGTTCGATGAGATACTCCTCCGCGATGTCACGGGCCGGGCCGATGTGCTTGATTCCGTTGACCCTGTGCTTCCTGCCGGGCCTTGTGGGGTCAGGCTTTACGACGTGCCCGTTCTCTAAAAGATGCGTGAGCTGCGGCTCGTCCTTGTTGTAGACGATGCCTTGAAAGCCGTACTTGAGGCGCTTCGTCCTGACAGACCAGCCTCTGGCGTAGTCGCCGGAGCGGCCCTTCGGGCTGTTCGCCCTGACGTCGGCTTTACACTTTTTCATCGCCTTTGACATGCACTTGAAGAGGATCTCGTTCTCCTCTTTCGAAAAGTCCGAGAGAGCCCTGTCGAGCGCTACGGCTACGCTTTGAGTTTTAGCCATTGTTTCCCACCTTCTCCTCGCACACGAGAGAGATGCCGTCTCTTTGGGCGGACCAGTCTACCCGAATGACGGCATATTTTCGCCCCTCGTAGACGAGTTCGGTCTCTCCCGAGTAATCCTCTTTGTTGGCGATAAAAAGCGTCAGGGACGGCCTGAGACCGTTCTGCGCCGCATTGTAGAACTCGGACTGATAGACGCCTCTCGGCTGAACGTAGACTTCGCGCTGTTCCTGGGCGATAGTCTCGTTGCCGTAAGCGTCATAAGTCCTCTCGCCGTCCTTAAGCAGCGTTGCGACTCCGTCATACATCACTCTCACCGTCCTTGTACGCTATCGCGCCGTCCTCAAAAGCGAGAAGGCCGCTCTGGTCGTCCTTGATGGTCGGGATCCACGGCTCCCAGTCAGTGAAGCCTGTGGTCATTGAGAGTTGAGCCTTCTGCTCGTCGTAGCTCCTCTTGAGCCTGTCGTAGTCCTCAGGCTGCCCGAAATTCATCTTGCAGTACGTTATGATCGCACGCACTACGATCGCCGAGTATTCATACGGAATGATGACTCCGGCGATCCCGAGATCCTGCTGAGCCGCTACGATAAGGTCACTGAGCTCACCCTCGTCGAATGTTGTCGTCTTGATCCTGAGCGCCTCTTTGACTTTCGGGATCATAATCTCCGTGCTTATCATCTTTCCACCTCACAAGCAAAAGACGGCTCTACTGAGCCGCCTCTATTGCATTAACGATCTGCGCCTTCGTGTTGCGAGCCGTCACGTCTACGCCGTTCTCTGCAGCATAGTCAAGGAGCTGAGCCTTAGTCATGCCGCTGAGGTCGGGCGTGGACGGCTTGGCGCTATTGAGCCCGCTTACTATTCCCCCGCGGTTCCCGTGATTACCGCGAACATCTTAGGACCAACAACAGCGATTGCTGCGTACAGTCTGCCAACGATCTTGACCATATCCTTCTCAGCAAGTGAGAGATCG